CGAGAACGCAATGTAGCAGAATTTTTCGGTGGCAAGAGGACTCCTTTGAGTGGAGGTAATAGTGGTATTACCAGAGCAGATGTTATACACGACAAGTTATTCATAGAATGTAAGTTACGCAAGAAACACACAGCTATTACCCTTTGGGATGACACAAATGAAATGGCGAAGAAGGAGAATAAGACTCCTGTCATTGCATTGTGTGAAAAGGGCAGGGCAGGGTTTTGGGTAATGGTGCATAGTGATGATCTTGATAAATTGGAAAAGAAGCCAAATAAATCAGAAAAGAAGCCAATAGATTGGCAATGGCAATTAACACCTACTTGGGAGTAGTATGAATTTTTTAGAAGCAGTACCATATGAATGGGTTTTAATATTGTTCCTTCACAATACTGATCCTGCATTGGATGAAAGAATGTTAGGTGCAATAGAGTCTTGTGAATTACCTGTTATAGAAAAAACAATAGATAAATATGTATTTGATACAAAAATGAATAAAGAAGAAGTATGGGGTTGGGGTTGTTATAGTAAAGAAATTTTTTTAAAAAGAAGAAAAGCTAGACAAGGAATGGGTTATTTTTAAATTCTTTATAATAACAGTTTGGTTAGATTATAAAAGCCAACTACACCAGATCTATGAATTTCCAATGGTAAAAGATTGTTATACTGAAACTATTGCAAAAGTGTTTTTAAAATATAAATGGAAAACTAATGCTAAAGTTGTTGCCGTAAAATGTGAAAATGCAGAAGATTTTTATCCAGAAGATAGAGTGTTAAAAGAAACTAGAAAAAAAACTGTAAAATATTTTAAATGAATGACTTAATTAAAGCATTAGAAATAGCCAAAGAATTAGAATTTCGCAAAAAAACAAATCAGATGGCACAATATACGCCTTATGACTACCAAAAAAAATTTCACAACTCTAATGCGACTCAACGATTATTAATGGCAGGTAATAGGGTGGGTAAATCTTTTTGTGGTGCTATGGAAATGTCATATCATTGTACAGGATTATATCCTAAATGGTGGGAAGGTAGAAAGTTTAATAAACCAGTAAGATGTTGGGTAGGTGGTGTATCTAATGAAACAACAAGAGATGTATGTCAAAAAGAACTGGTAGGGCAACCAGATGATCCAAGTGCTAAAGGCACAGGTAGTATTCCGTTAAAATTAATAGGAGATACGGTGCGAAAACCCGGAGTACCTAATGCTGTTAATAGTGTTGTAATACGACATACGAGTGGAGGATATTCTCGTATAGGTTTTAAAGCATATGAAATGGGTAAAGAAAAATGGATGGGAGAATCGGTAGATGTTATCTGGCTAGATGAAGAACCACCTAATGCTATATATTCACAGGCATTAACTCGTACTGCTGATAAAGGAGGAATTGTTTATATGACATTTACACCAGAGCAAGGTATGACGGAAACAGTTGCACAGTTTGTTAATAATTTAAAAGATGGGCAGGAATTGTTACAGGCAACTTGGGATGATGCTCCTCATATGACAAAAGAAGTAAGAGAACAGATTTTATCAGCTTTACCACCACACGAAAGAAAAATGCGTGAAAAAGGAATACCGCAGTTAGGTTCTGGTCTTGTCTTTCCGATTGCAGAGGATGATATTTTATGTGAGCCATTTGACATTCCAGATTATTATCCAAGAATATGTGGTATAGATTTTGGTTGGGATCATCCAACTGCGTGTGCGTGGTTAGCATGGGATAGAGATAGTGATATAGTTTATGTATATGATAGTTATTCTATGCGACAAGAAACAGTACCCGTTCATGCATCTGCAATAAAATCAAGAAGCAGATGGATTCCTGTTGTATATCCAATGGATGGCAGACAAGCCGATAAAGGTAGTGGTAAAAGTCTAGCTATGCAATATAGAGAAGAAGGTGTAAATTTATTGCGAGAACATTTTACAAATCCACCGCAAACAGGAATGAAAGAAGGCACAGGAGGTATTAGTGTTGAAGCTGGAATAATGGAAATGCTTACAAGATTTCAAACAAAAAGGTTGAAAATTTTTACAAATCAGAATAAACTTATGGAAGAAATTAGAATGTATCATAGAAAGGATGGTAAGATTATCCCTATGAATGATGATGTTATTTCAGCAATGCGATACGGAGTAATGTCATTACGAAAAGCTAGGGTTAAAAATACCGAACCGATCCAGATAGAATCTGATTCTGAATTTAATGTTTTTTAAGGAGATATAATGTATAAAACAAAATCGAAAATGTTAAAAAAAATGAAGAAAAAAGGAAAAGGAAAAAAATAATGGCAGTTGCCCTTAAAAAAGAATTAACCAAAATGGTAAGTATAGATATTCAATCAATGAAACATAATGATTGGTTATATATAAAAGATCTAGTACCAAACATTCATAAAGAAAGTAGATATAGAACAAGTAAATTATCTATGTTAAAAGTATTTGAATTATTTAATACAACTAGAAATGATAAAAACCATTTTTGTTTTTTAGCGTGGAGAGGGGATAAAGTCATTGGATTAATTTCTGGTTATTGTGCAGAACATTATTTTACTGAAGATATTTATGCGTATGATACTATGTTTTATGTAAAGCCAGAATATAGAAAAGGAAGAACAGCATTATTATTAATTAGAGCATTTGAAAAATGGGCAAAAGATAATAATTGTGTAGAGATTTCTGTAGGTATTTCAACTGAAATAGATACGGAAAAAACAGTAAGTTTTTATGAAAAACTTAAATATAAACAAAGTGCAATAGGATTGCGAAAGGAAATATAGTATGTGTTTTTCAGCACCAAGTCGCCCTGCACCTCCACCTCCACCACCACCTCCACCTCCAGAGCCAGAAAAAGACGATAAGGCAGCAAAGCGTAGAGTAAGGGGATCTGGATATGGGCAAGGTGGTTTATTAAGTACAGAGGATCAAGCTAAAGTTGCTAAAACTATTCTTGGCGGAGGATGATTATTGCACGAACTGATTTAGCGTCTAAAAAAGAAACGCTAAAGTTTGTTACACCAAGAGCAATAATTCAAGGGGTAAACGATCAATACTCTCATATTGGATATTACCAAAACGATAAAATTGTTGGAGGAGTAATATTTTCTCATTATGACGGACATAATATTTGGATGCATCTTGCATTAGATAATCCTAGAGCAATGAGAAAGAGTTATGCTAAACAAGTATTTGAGTATTGCTTTTATAAGTGTAAATGTGTTAGAATAACTGCAATGACAAAACCAACCAATGCTAGATGCATAAAATTAATTGAATCAGCAGGGTTTAAAAAAGAAGGTAGGATTAGAAAAGTGATAAAAGAAAACTTGCAATATTCAGATGGTTTGATATACGGATTGTTAAGAAAAGAATGTAGGTATCTATAATGGGTGGAAATATACAAACAGAATCAGTTGGATTACCACAAAGAAGAACAGGTGGAAAATTTGGTCAAAGTGTTACACCACCTCCTGTAGAGCCACAAAAAAAACCAGAACCAGATAGAGAACAGGTTGGTATGACAGCACAACGAAAAAAAACAGAACAAACTAAAAAACAACAAAAAGCATCATTAACAGGTACATCACTTGAGGATGCTGGTAAAACTGTGTTAGGAGGATAATATGGGCGGAGGAATGAAAGCATCACCACAAATGCCACCACCAATGACAGATGTAACGGATAAAACTGCAGAAGAAGAAGCAAGACTAGAAGCAGAAAGACAAAGAATGTTAGATGCAAAGAAAAAAGGTCAATATGCAACAATACTTACATCTGGCGAAGGTCTTGATGAACCTGTAGATACTAAAAAAACTACATTAGGCGGCACATCAACAATGTCTTAATATGGAAGTTTTTGATTATATAAAAAAAAGACAAGCAAGAATGGAAAGTGATCGCCAGACTTGGGAAGATCATTGGCAACAAATATTAGATTATGTAATGCCAAGAAAAGCGGATATTACATTTACACGATCACAAGGTGAAGCACGAACAGATATATTATTTGATTCAACTGCTATTACAGCAAATAATTTATTAGCAGCAAGTTTACAAGGTACATTAACATCCCCATCATTAGCGTGGTTTCATTTAAAATTAAGAAACGAAGAATTAAACAATCAAAGAGAAGTACAACTGTGGTTAGAAGATACAGCTAGGCGTATGTACGATATGTTTAATGAATCTAATTTTAATACAGAAGTGCACGAAATGTATCTTGATTTAACATCTATAGGTACAGGTGCAATGTTAGTAGAAGATGGAGATGTAGGATTACCAGATGAAGGTGTACATTTTAGAACATTACATATTGCTGAATACTATATACAAGAAAATATAAACGGACAGGTAGATACATTATATAGAAAATATGCAATGACAGCACGACAAGCTGTTCAAGAATTTGGTGAAAAAAATTTAGGAGAAAGGGTATTAAAAGCATCAACAGAAAAGCCAGATAAAAGTTTTACATTTATACACGCAGTAGAACCAACTGCAGATTATGAAAGAGCATTAGGAAAATCAAAAACAAAATTACCATTTCATTCTTGTCATATTTGCGAAGAAGATCAAATGGTAGTTAGGAC